AGCCACTCTAATAGCTCAATGAGGCTCGACTTCTCGGAAGTAAAGAATGCAAACTGCGACGCACGTAGGCAGTTGAGTACCCGTAGGTAGTCCCGCAGCGTCCAGTTCATTTTATACGTTGTCACATCTGTATTGAGATATGGTGGGTCGCAGATAAAGAACGCTTTTTCGTTATTCTTGAATTCGTCAAACAACCGCATATAATCGCATTTACATATCTCCAGACCGTCTAAATAATCGCTCGCTCTATCATAGTCTTGCTTTTTGACAGAATTATAAAAGCTTTCTTTTCGAAGACTATTTAGAGATAGAACATATTTAGAACTGAACATTATGGATGAGCTAATAGTAATGTAATCAACATATCCCACATCCTGTTCGTGTTTGGCTATCACCGTCAATATTTTCTCTTTTATGTCCGATGATAGCCGTTGAAATCTTGGCATACTTCCAGTAATACTCCTTATTTCGGCGATAAGCTTGTTGGTGTTGGCAATATTGGCTATCCGTAGATGATAGTCGTCGTAATCATTATATATTACTTGACACATTGGCTTAGTGTCTTTGGCTGCTCTCGATAGTAGCCCCGAACCTCCGAAGAGGTCGACGAATATGGTGTCGTCAGGCAAATTTTCAATCTTCTCTGCAAATAGTTTTACGAATTTACGTTTTTGCCCCTGAAACGGTAGCGGTGCTTGGTTGTAGTTTAGTTTGTTTCTATCCATTCTATATTTTCAAATTAATTATTACCTTTGTCATCTCTCACATTTTTTCACATAAAAAACAGGTGTCGACGCACCTGACTTGAGGTTTCTGCCTCTGTCAGTAGTGCGTCGACACTTTAAATGTTATACGGGAGGTGAGAGTCCCGTTTAAATGGCGGGGGCTTTTTTATTATACCACCACCAAAGTATCTATTGTATCGCTCGTTGCAACAAATTCGTAAGGAACATGTCGGTATGATTTAGACACTACCTCGCCCATCAGCTGAAGCGTCTCTATGCAGATGCGTGTGGGAGAGGGTATTATTAGGTCGACCAGGGCGTTGGTCATCGTTACCGGCTTGGTGGACTCGTAGAACCGCTGCAACATACTTACTTCATCTTCAGGAAAGCCGTCGTCACGATTGATAAATACACCTTTGATATTGAACTTATATTCATCGATGTTGAACTGCTCTTTTACCGAGCCGACACGTTCGCTTAGCTTTGTCTTGACGATTGTTTTCGTTCCACTCAGGCTTATAGTACACGCCTCCAGACGCAGTTGCTCGTTGTTGCATTCGAGCGTTACGGGGAGGTATATCTCTCGCCCAAGTAGCTGTGAGACATACTCGATACCATAACGTGTTACTCTCTCTTTTATCTCCCTCGGCTCGATACTATATGCTCCGCCGAAGTAGGTGTTCCTTATTTTATCGGGTAGTTGAAATATCATATTAATGCTCCGTTATTAAGCACACGCCCGAAGACTTCGAGTACAACACGCTCGATGTCTTGTACTCCCTCCGTTGCCGTTTGTGCGGATATGTTTATGTTATCGAAAAACTTACCTATATTGTACGTGATGACCTTCTGCCCACCGTTTTTGATTGCTCCTTCGGTGGAGGAGATAGCGGCTTTGGTATCAGCAGTGTTCTTCGCTATTTGCCCCATCACCTCTTTTGCCTCCTTTTGCTCTTGTACTTGTTGTGCCGGCGGAGCACCCGAGCCTGTACGTTGTTGGCTTTGCTGGACAGCTTTTTCTCCTTTTATAAATCGATATATTTTCTCGACGGCATTGATAATTGGCATTACAACATTATCGAATGTCCAAACAAGAGCATCTATCATCCACTTTATTATGTCGCCGATACCTTTCATAATGTCGCCGATAAATGAGAATAAATCCCGCATTAGCGCCGAGTTCTTGATGAACTCCACCAGGCGGGAGACAATATGCGACACCGCCTCCCAGACACGCTTAATGATACTCCAAGTGTTGTCTGCAATCGCCCTAACGGTATCCATGTACCCCGACCATTCGGACGAGCCGGAGGTTAATTCTTTGACAATGCCTCCTATGGTATTAAACGCATTGGTAAGCGGAGTAATAAACGTGTCGAGCATAGGAAAAATTCTCCCCGCAAAGTCCATCAACTGCGTTACGAGAGGCATCATTGCCGCTCCCGCTTTGACCTTGAACTCCTCCCATGCTCCCGACATCTGTTGCATTTTACCTGCGGGTGTGTCTGCGATTGTTGCAAGCATATTGTTAAATTTGCCGCCTTCGCTCGTTGCGTCGCGGAATGCTTGTTGCACCATTGAAAACGATATATTACCCTTAGCCATCTCGTCTTTAAGCTGTCCTATACTTTTGCCTGTCGTGCGGCTCATTTGTTCCAACGGATTAAAGCCGGCGTTAACGAGTTGCAATAGGTCTTGCCCTGTGAGCCTACCAGCCGCTCTTATTTGCGAGAAAGCCAATGTCAGCGAGGCAAATTTCTCTTTATTGCCCATAGAGACATCGCCTAACATCTTCATGTTCTCTAACACCTCGCTACTATCGAACCCGAAGCCCATCATCGTCTGAGCATTTTCAAAGACTTCGGGACCGAGAATGGTCTCCTTTTGCAACTTTACGAGTTGATCGGTCAGTGCCTTGCCTTTGGTTTCGTCGCCTGCGAGGATATTGAACGAGGTTTGTATCTTTTGCCGTTCCAAGCTCTTACTCATTGCATCGCCAAAGAAGTCTCCCGCCATTTGCCCCGCCTTTATGGCTGCTCCGACCACAAGACCTCCTTTCATAAGCCCTGCGACCGACAGCCCGCCGCCTGCCTTACCCTCTATATTGCCCGAATGCTTGGCGGCTTGCTTCTGTAGGCTTGCCAGCTCACGCTTGGCGGAACGGATTTCGGCTTTAATAGTGGAGTTTCTTATTCTGTTTTCGCACTCGGATATTCGTTGTTGCAGAGCGTTGAAGCTCTGACTATGGACACGATTCAGGGTTACCACTTTGTCCGAAAATTGCCTGGCAACGCTCATCGATGTCTGTAGCTTGCCCGTAAATTTGCCAAGCTGAGTGCTTGCATAGTCTTTAAAAGATATTCCGTATTGAACTATATTCATATCAATGCTTTACTTTTTCGTCTTCATAATCCGATTTATTGAGTTTGGCGGCTTTGGTTGCAACAGCTGCCGCCGTGCCGGTTTGAGCTGTAGCTGAGCCTGCCGTACTTACCTGATGGATGTGGTTGTTGAAAGCATCCACCAGAGCGTTTATCTTGTTTGTCAACTCCTTTATCTTTATCAGTCCGCCATTTTTACCTCCGTTGATGACGATTTCGGTATCGGTGTCTATCAGTACCTTATCCGCCTTTTCGCACATAATAATAGCGTACTCGTCAGAGCCCTCAACGGCTATCATTAACACCTGCGAACCGTCGGCGGGGATAACCACGATACCCTTATCTCCTCCCGTGATGCACTGCAGCCGTACATCGTAATAAGGCACACCGTCGTCCGTAACGGTGCATGTTCGTTCCTTTTCGTCTATGTCGGTAGCCGTGCCCAATATGGTAACGGCTCTCGACGACGCGAGTTCCGCAAGTCCTTTCCTTATGTCACTGTAATCTGCCATTTACTTTAATATTTTATCCACCTCTTTTTTTATTACCTCTTTTATCTTTTCGGTCAACTCTGCACTATCTCCTATAAACTGTCTCCGCGGTATTGTTACGTTGCGGTTCTTGCCGGCTGTGGTAGTACCCTCGTTGTGGGCAGCAGCATAGGGCGTTCGATTTTCTATCTTTACACCTCCCTTTTGAGGGATATCTTTGGTGTTGTTATATAGATGGTTCCTCGATGACATTAGCGTTTTGTTCTTTTTATCGCCGTACTTTGATGAAAGTCGTTTAGCCGGCTTCCACTCTTGAAGCCCATTATCTACAAAACCCCCTTTAAGAAAATTCTCCCTAAAATGCTTCTTGGCGACCGCTCCTACCTTTATAGGTAGCGTGCGGTCGGTCAGTATCCGTATCTCTGCTGCCTGCTTCGTTATTATCCTTGCGAACTGTTCCGGTGTCATTGTTGCCATAGGAGTCTCTATTTATGAGGAGAGTATACGGAATGTTGCCGGCTTGCGATTGTAGACACGGTAGTTGTCTACAATCCTGTGTTCGACTACTTCTCCCGACCAAGTAAGTTCTATACCTGCACTGAAAGGGGCGCCAATGTCCATATTATTTTCGACGGCTATCTCGTAAGCCATGTCGGCGTCGCCTGTGTATATGAGGGCTATGTCGAGAAAAGATTGGTTATTTTCGGGGAATATTTTCATCTTAGAATGCTCTTTTGTTCCTTTTTGTTTGTATTACTTCGTATGAGTCGGCAGAATCGGTTATCTCCATCTCTCGGAGTATTACGACGCCGCCCTCAACCATATCCGGTCCGTCGAGTCGCTTTTGCTTGCGACTTGCGTTGCGAAACTGTGCCTTGAGTCGCTTCATGTGCGGGTCGTCGGCTTCGTCGATATTAAATATCAAGTGCCCAAGCCTATTAATCGGTTCGAGCGTACCTTCTATACGACTCCACTTTTCAGGCTTCTGGCGGGTATCGGGGGTGATGGGCAAGAATACACCGGTTGCTACTGCCTGCGAGTATATAAGAGGCAGCAACACCTGTTCGTAGAATGGGTCTTGTAGAGTATTGTTTTCGACAAACACCCTTACATTATCGGCTCCGTTTGCCTTTGCCCACGAGTAGAACTCAAAAAGATAGTCGATAAACTTTGCGTTGCTCATCGTGTCGCAGGCACAGCGGGCAATGTAGTAGTCCATACCTTTTTTAAGGATAACTCCGATTGCTTTGTCTGACCCGCTCGTCTTATCCTTGTTACTTGTAGAGGGGTCAGCATATATTACTACCGCACAGGAGCGGAGGTCTGGTATCTTGCCGTCCTTTAAGCTACGAAACGTGTCTCCTCCGTCCATAGGGTTGTTAAAGTATTCCTTCTGCCCCGATTCATAACTTATCTTAGACAAAACGCGGTCGATATACTCTTCACTATTTTTTTGTGGCCAGGTCGATTTGCCTTTGTCGTCGCGGATATTTACTATCTCGAAATAGTCGGCGTTTTCCTCGAGCATCTTAACTGTGCTATGCTCGCCGATGATATTGCCGTTGACAAGCACACGCAGTGGTTTGGAGATGGAACGAGTGGCGTAGAGTGCCTCCATTATCCACTTGTATTTGTTCTTTTGAATTTCTTCATTACGAACCTCCTCGTCAGTGTCGATATCGTCTATCAGGATAAAGTCCGGACGGATATTTTCGTTACGCGCGCCGCGCGGCGACTGCCCAGCTCCGAAGATATAGAAGGCACAGCCCTTTTTGATTTTGAACGCCTTTGTATCCCACTGTCCAAAGGTCTGCTGCTCTCCGTAGTCGTTTATCAGGCGCTGGTTGCTCTCGAAGCAAGCCTTGAATGGCATTATCAGTTTAGTGGCACTGTCGAGGTTGGCGGAAGCGAGTATTACAAGTTTAATCTTGCCTGTCATAGCAAGGTATATCACCTCCATCATCGAACGTGCGGACTTGGCAAGCTCACGAGACCAGGCACGCACCTCGAACCATTCAGCGTTGGCGATAATACGCTTTGTCGCCGCTTTATGAAACGGTGCAGGCTCGGACGTACAGTAGTTCGGGAAGTAGTACCGAAACCACTCCTCAGGCGATGCTTCGAGCCGCTTTATACGCTTTGCCTTCTCTATGGAAGACTCGTTGACATTAGCTACCGTTACACGGCGGAAGCTCTCGACGAACGCCTTGTACTCTTTTACTATGTCTACATCGGATGCTTTGCCTATTTTACGCTGTGCCATTTTTGCTTTTCGATTAAGTGGTCTATAAACAGCTCAAGCATATCATTTACACGCTTGGCAAACGTAAGGTCGGGGTCTTCGTCCTGCGTTATATCGCGGCAGAACATAGTGAAGTCGCGGGCTATTATCGACGCTTCGGCTATGTTGTACTTGCTTTCGAGCTCCGATATATCTTTTATTATCTTGCGGCGTATGTCCGCCTCTTTCGATGTCGGGAAGCGTTCTCCTTCGGGGCGGCTCTTTATGGCTGCACCGAGGGCGGCAAGCTCATCGTAGAGTTCGCTCAAACGTTCTGTTTTTGAGTTTACAAGGTTTTTACGGAGGACATCCCAGTTCTCCTCCTTAGCCCAACGGCTGACAGATACCTTCGACACGCCGAGTTTGTCGGCTATCTCTGTCTGCGGCAAGCCCTGCATAAATAAGGTTTTGGCAACCTCCCGGAGTTTCGTTTGTTTCTTTTGTCCCATTGCGTTATATCTCATTAGAGTATTTTACCAAAAATTGCTTACCAACCATCTTATACTTTTCTACCAATGCAGACATAGCGTTGCTCTTTTGCACAACAGGCGCTCCCCGTATAACGGGAATTACCACTATGAAGTCCGTATCATAACTACTGTACCTATTATCGTCGACAAAGAATGTACCGATAGCAAAGTGAAAGTCTTTTTTATCGGTCGCCCGAAAAAAGAACGACCCCATCTGTGAGTGAGGGTCAACTATATATATACGTTTATTGCCTGATAGTCCATAATAGTCGTTAAGAGCTTTCTCGATATAGCATACTTGCGGGGTAATGGACATTTCATACCTCTTCCGCTCTGCCCATTTGTTGATTTCGTATTCAAACCCATTAAAAAGGTCTCCGAATTTATGCAAAAGCAACGAAATAGCACCTTTACTTATTCTACCCAGGCACGCGATACGTATCACTTGCTTAAAGTTCATCTTCTTTTAAAGGCAAATCGTTTAATCAATCCGAATACAATAAGAAGCAGGAACAACGCTCCCACCCATATTAAGGAGCTCTGCCACCAAGCAAGACCTCTCTTTTCCATCGTCTTAGACGTTGCCGCCATTTCCGATTTAAGCAGTTTCATCTGCTCAGAGACAATACTATCTATTTGTTGTATGGTAATACCCTGATATATGTATGTATCACCTTGTTTGGCTACCTCTTTGCCGCCGTTGCGGGTGGTAGTCTGTTCTATACTGCTAATAAGACGTCCGAGACTATCGTAGCGTTGCTCGCTGTAGTTGGTACTTTCGTTTAGCCATTCGCCAAGCAACTCTTTTGTACTACTAATTGCCTCTGTTACCGCATCAAGTTTTGTGCGTTGAGTATGCAGTTCGTTGTTTATTACCAAATAATCCATTTGTGCCTCTGTCTGTGTCTTAACAGTCTTTTTTGTAGGTACACAGCCGTATAATAATAGTATTACGGCTAAAACGTTAATTGTAAAACATATTTTTCTCATAAAGTAAAAAGCTAAAAACAACGCAAAACTACTTCCGAAACACTACTCCAACAAAAAGTTCTGCCACTCTGTCACATATATTTTATGTTTTAGGCGAGGGTGGATACTTTTGCAGTCAAAAGATAGCACGTAATGTTAGTAACAGTAGAAGAACTTTCGATGACGAGCCTTTATCCGGAGATAATAAAGGCAATCACACGCGACAACACTCAAGCGGCGGAACTGCAAATACTCGCCGCCGAAAGCCTTACACGCTCATATATGAGCAAGTATGACTGCGATGCCATATTCGGTACAGCCGACAAGAAGCCCACATACAAAGGTGCGTCGCTCGAGCTTATTAAAAAGGTCATCAAAATAATAGCCTCATACTATCTCGTACGTCTGGCAAATCCAAATGTCGACCTCGAACTATTTCGTCTCGACTATCAAGATGCCCTCGAGTGGCTAAAAGAGTTGCAAAAAGGCAACGTCGCCCCCGACCTCCCCTATAAACCCGACGACCCCAACACGCCCAAAGACGAAAGCGGCGACAGCGTCTCTTGGTCGTCGAATACCAAACGAAAAAATCATTTTTAAAGGCTATGATAACAAGAGGTATTTTATTAGACACGAACAATACGGTCGTCTTTGGCGGCAATGGTAGAATTGCAATGGGCGATATTACTGAGCAAAATCAAAGGTTGTTACTCTCTATAAACAAAGGAGAAATTAAAGAAGCTCCCCTAAAAGGCGTGGGTATAAACAATTTTCTTGAAGAAGGCAATCCGCAACGCCTTATTGCCGAAATCAGAGGCGAATTCAGACGTGAGGGCTTGACTATCGAAAGCCTTCGGATAAAGGACTCCAACATAGAAATATCGGCACACTATTAAATAGTGCTTAAATAGATTTTAATACCAATTAAAAAGCCCCTCTTTTCGGGGCTTTTTTGTTTCATCGGTCATAAGATTTAAGGGACAATATCTGCCTGCCACCGCTTGTAGTAAAAGAACCTTCTATTGCCTGTACAAAGTAGCTACCATTACGCTCCGGGTAGCGAGAGTCCGAGACCTCTGCTACCATACCTATAATGAAGTGAGGTACAAGGAAGCACGTCAGCTTACCCTCTTGCCGTCCCTCCGTGTTTGCCTCGTGTTGCAAGCGAGCAACAACTTTTTTTAGATAGCCGGCATCGAGACCGGGCTTTACCCTTACCGTCTTTATCGACTTAAAGCGTTTGTCGGGCTTTACGGCACAGCAACTCTTGCCTTTCGAGTCCTTTGCTACTATATTGATTTGGATGTCGGCTTTTGTGGGTTGCTTTTTGAAATTATCGTCTTTGACGACGTTCCAACCGAGACGTAGCTTTTGATGCTGCATTTGCTCCCCGAATAGCGATGCACCGGCATATAAGTTTCTACCTCGAAAGACCACCGAACAGAGCAGCTCCTTTTTCAGCCATTCCAACACATCGATACCCTTTATATTATTGAAAGTAGCATTCTTTATCTTCAAGCCGGGTATTGCGGCGGATAGCTCTATGCCTGTGCCCTCTGTTAAGTCGGCAAGTAGCTTCTTTAATTCAACTGTTCGGTACGACTTAGTAAAGATTGTGTCCTTGAGCAAATAAGCCCAGCCCTCACAGGTAAGTTCGAGGCGTTCGCCGTAGTTGATAGCTGCCACAAAGCCGTCGAACACCTCGTTGTTTTCTCCGTCATAGCCTACCTTTACGTTTACTTTACCACCAACGGCAAAGGCACACTCCTTCTCACCAGAATAGATATCGGTTGCCTCAGTATTGCTCTTTAAATAAGGATATAATGGCAGTTCTATAACACATGTCTCAAACAACTGTTTAGAGTCGCTCTTCCATCGAACTGCCGCCGGCTTTACCTGTGCTGTCCTGCCGTCCTTCATCTCTATTCTAATATCTGACGTCATCACAAACATAACCTGAAAAAATTTTATGCCAAAATATTTGGTGTTTAAAAAATAAGTATTACCTTTGTACTCAGAAACCGTTATGGTTTTTAGCATGTGCTACGGCACGTTGTATCGCAGGAGGCTTTTAGCCTCCTGTAGTTTTATAGAATAGTCTTAGCTTTCCTTTTTCGTATAACCACACTTCTGAGATACGAGCACCAATATTCTCTCGAGCTTTTATAAGCTTTCTTATAATTCTGTCTGAGCCTCCTTTGGTGTTATTTATTACTATTCGGTCGGACTGTTTTAAACCATTAGACAACATGTGTTTTAACTTTATCTTAGCCCACTTCCCCGAAAAACTTTCCAGCTCATAGAACTTTCCGTCAATGAGTAGGTCGGGACACTTACGCTCATACTTGGTGCCTATGAGCGAGCCGTATATCGCCTTGTACTCGGGGTCTTTGAAGTGTAGTTTTGGCGTAGCTTTGGCTATCATACCCATACGAGCAAATTCCACCCCGATACGCTTTATCATCTTGTAGTCGCCGCTCTGCCGGTCTACCTGTTCGTGCTCGAGGTACACTCCGCCGTTCTTGAACTCTTTTACCTTTTTGAAGTCGTCGGTAGTGCCGAGTAGCTCGGCGGCGTGGGAGCAGGCGTAGCAGTCTTTTACCTTTCGTTTGATGAGCCCTTTGTTTAGCGGGCAGGTAGCACAGCTCTTAGGGAAGTACGGATGACTGTCGCCGAATATCTGTCCATCGAGAGCGGGATTGTTGTCGAGCCCTGTATGTGGTGTGCTTTTCTTTGCTATCGGGTCGGGTAGCATCGGCACGCTTGTAGGAGTACGGTCGGTCTGCTCCCATCCGCACTTGCAGTTCCACCGGTCGCCCGGGTGGTGTAGACTCCAAAAACTATCGCCTACAGGACGCACCACGCCCCAGAACGGGCGGTGATCCTCGCCAGGTGTATGCGATGTAGTCGGTGTCCACTCGATATTGGGAAATACGTCTTTCTCTGCCTCGAACTGCTTATACTCGGCGGCAAGGTGTGCCCGCAGTACCGCGGTATCGTACTCGGTACGCAGCCATTGCTTACACTGGTGGTCGGTAATAGACTGCACATCTTGGGCAAACTTGGAGAATGGTTTCAGATTGCCGTCGCGGTCGAGCATTTTGCTTGCGATGTCTTGCTGCATACGGTGTACTTTAAATGCACTCCATATCTCGTTATTACTCCGTATCTGTCGGGCAAACTCGCTCGTAGGGTCGAAGTGAGCCTTTACGAAACCTTCGCCTACTGCGGCGTTAATATGACGCAGAGTCTCTCTAAATAGTCCTCTGTCGAGCTCCGTGAGCGGATTATAGCGTTTTTCGTAGATACTTTCCAAAGCATCGGCAATCACCTCCGAGCTGAACGTGATGCCGTGCGATGGGCTATCGTCTGCCAGCGAGCAACAGGGACAAGGCTCGCCGTAGTAGAGGTCGTCGATTAAAAGTCTGTATCGGGGTCTGCCCCGCTCGCCGTCGGCGGGGCTTTTACGAAAAAATCATAAAGATTGACGAAGAGGTTCTTGCCTTTGTCTTTTTTGTCGGCATCGTTGTCGTCCTTACTCTCCTTGCTTTCTTCCGCCTTTTGGGCAAGAGCGAGCATAGCTCGACGCTCCTCTTCACGTTTGGCGATGAGTTCGTCGTAATTGTCGGGTTTTGGTAATCCATAGGTATCGTACCAATAGTCATCAGACAGAGGCACTTTTAGCGACACCTCGCGGTCGATGTCGAGCCGTGCCTTGAGCTTCTCAATATCTACCTCCTGCTCGAACTCAAAGCCACCTCCTTCCGTAACGGGATAGCCATAGCTCTGCAGTATACGCAGAAATTTCGCATCGTTAAGCGTATTTTGTACAAACGCAAGGTCGCTCTTCGTTATCTCGAACTGCTGTTCGCTCTGCACTTTCGCCTGGGCATAGCCGCTCGAACGGCTTGCGGCGGTTGTCTCCGTATTGCCGAGTACGGCTATTGACATCTCGTCGTTGCAGGCACGAATAAAGTTAAGTTGCAGGTCGCCATTGCTGTTGGCTGTCTTGCCGTCGAGCATCTGGAACTGAGCTTGCTTGGGTATCATCATCGCAAGCGACGAGCCGGACGTTTTGAGCAGAGTCGAGAGCTGCTCCTTTGTTTTCGTGTCGTAGGCATCGTAATAGATGATACGTACCGGCTGCCCGAAGATTTCCACAAACTGAGCGAAATCTCCGAAGCCGTTAATCTTGTAAAGCGAGTACATGGCACAAGTCAGCAACTTGCCCAGGTCTCTTTTTTTGCCTACGGTCCAGACGAACGGTAGGTCGTCGATGTCTGTGCCCTCGTTGGCGTACTGAGACTGTACTATTATATTCCTTTCGGGGATTATGTGTTTGCGTGGCACCTCTTCGAAGTCGAAACTGCTACCGACCATAAACTCCACACCACTGATCCCCCATAATTTGCTGTCCACTATTAGCTTTATGAGGTCGTTGAACCTCTGAGAAGAGATCAATGTATCGAAAGTGTCTACTCGTCTACCCTTCTTGTCTTTGTAATAGAGAGACTTGTTTTGGACGGCAGCGACACGCTTTTCAATGATACCGCTAAGGTGTCCGTCTATGGTGGTGATATGGTTGTAGATATCGTACAGCTGCACACGTTTAGGCAGGGTAATGCTCTCTGCTCTCTGGATAGCAGCCTTGAGCTTACCGACATCAGCCGTATTGCGGTCGGGGCTGACAAGGGTCATATCCTGCACTACGATGGCGGGAGTGGTTTCTTTTTTTTCGCTTGTATTATTGTTTTTCTTACGTGCCATAATTAGATGTAAGGCTCAAGTGTTATTTGTGTTTTACCCTCGTCGAGCTCCATATAGCCGGCATCGGGGCGATATAGCGATACTATATTTACGGGAGGGTTGCTGCCATAGCTCGCCTCCGAAGATATTACTTCGGCTACCTTGATGCCTTCGACTGCCTGCAAGGTATCTACAAGAGCCATATTGGAGTATACGCCGTCGAATGGCATCGACGATAAGTACCTTTTTATATTCTCTTTTATCGTCTGTATGGTAACGTTATGTAAAGGGTCGTAGTGTACCAACAGCTGGCAGCTAAACTTATCGGCTTCGCCAGAAGACAAGACAAAGTGAACTCCTGCATCTTTAACCCTATTAATATACGCGGTTATCTTCTTCAATACCATAGGATACTCCGACGAACTGTCACTAAGTCTTACGGGACGTCCCGAACTATCCGCACCGGCTATTTTGATATTCAACACCCCACGAGTAGTGGTTACCGAGCAGTATTTTACTATCTGCTTCTCCTCGTTGATAGTAGGATACACATCCGTATCTATCGGTAGGGTAACGTTATATTGGAATGCCTTTATTTTTGCTACGTACCAACCGATAGTATGCGGACGCAATGAGGTAAATTTTGCCTCCAGTTCCGCCGTCCTATCATTGAAGATTTTTTCAAGTACCATCATACAATACGCCATAGCGTAAAAAAGGAGGCTCTCAACAGAGAGTATCGAGAACTGCTCGTCAAACTCTTTAGTCGGGTTAATGTCGGGGTATGCCTTTCGCGTTGCAGCAAGAGACATCCATTCACCGGTTATCTTTCTTTTCCACTCTGCCGTTGTCATATCTCACTATTGAAATTAAAGTCTACAGAAACATAGTAGGTCGCCGAAGTAGG